TGCAATCTTAGCTTTGCGTGGTGATAGTAGTGCGGCACATTCTAATGCTGCCTTCTTACCTACCTCGTCTTGGTCGAACATAAACACTACGGACTGGAACTTCTCCAGCCACTCTATAGCTTTCTGTATGTCCTTCTTAGCTCCTGCCGCTCCTGTCTTGACAGATACTACAGCCCATTTGTGTTCAAAGGCTTGTGACATTGAGAGAGCATCTAGCTCACCCTCAACGATTGTCACTGTCTTGCCTCCGTCACGCCATAAGTGCTGTCCATATAATACAGCTTTCTTTAAATCTCCTACCACTGAGAAAGTTTTATCAGGATAGCGTAGCTTCTGTGCTACTGTGTTACCGTCTGCATCTTTATAGTTAGCAATGTGTGTTCCTTGCCCTACTTGATAATCCCAAAACTTTGTGGTCTTCTCTGTAAGACATCTCTTTACTAACGGCTGGTAATCTCCAGTCTTAAAACTAATATCCTTTACTACCTTCTCTGTCATACTGACCTCCTCTTGGGATTGCCCATAAGTTTTACAATTAAAACAATAAGTGTGACCATCAGAGTACAAGCTGTTTGCATCTGACGATCCACACTTAGTGCATGGAGTGTGCATTACAAATTCACTCTCCTGTTCTTCCATCTACTTCCTCGTCTTTTGAATAATAAAATTCTAAAATGCTGTAACAATCAGGACAAGTAAGGAGGGTAGACATAGTAAACTCTTCAAACTCGTCCTCTACCGTCTCATCTCCTGTCCAAAACATTTCAGCACCACATTTCATGCAATTATGTCCACTCATCAGGGATAATCTCCTCTGCCCAAATGAAATTATGCTTATCAGCCCACTCACCACAAGTCATCTTCGTGCCGTCTTTACGTTTCTTTGCGCCTTGTACTGGACTGTTCGCTCGTTGAAATAAGAACCTAATGTCTAACTCTGGGTGTTGCTCTTTCATGTTACGCATCTTGCGCTGTGCGTCTTGCCGAAAGTATCCCTTCACCTCTACATACGTTTCACCAATCTTAAGATCAGGTGTATAATTTCTAGTCACCGTATAAGGTAACTTACAAGGTTCATACTCATAAGTTACCCCACGGTTTTTGAGGTTGAGCTGCACTCGCTCTTCTAGGGTCGATCTAGAAGTCAGCGGCATCAGCTAAATCCTCAGTCGTTGATGTTTCAAATGGTGCTGCTTCGGAGGTTGGAGCAACAAACCCATCTTCTTCATCGAACAAGCTAGTGGCTGAGTTACCATACTCTACCAAATCTATTACCTGTACTGCCTTCAATCTTAAAGACACACCAACCTTCTTGGTTGATTGCATGATGTAAGTAATAGGTTCAAAAGCTACCTTCACCTTTGAGCCATTACCAATCAACATATCTTTTGGCAGTGGTTGTTTCTTAGCATCTAGTACAGCGGGTTGCTGTTCATAGTACCCACCATCTTTACGTTGTACCTTTGCTTTGAGTTTAAATTTAAATTCTACTTTACCAGTATCATCACCTGTGTCTCGATCATACACTACACTAGATACGTCCTGAGTGGTCAGAGTATTTTTCAGCGGTGGTTTTTCTTTCACTGCTTTCTTAAATTCCTCTTGAACTAGTTGTTCTAGTTTCTCACACAGCGGGGCTGCTTCTTCTTGAGACATCTGAAGGTTGATTGTGTAATCACCTAATGGATTCCACTTTGTATCAGGCTCTAGAACTTTTGCCCATTGAGCTGAACCTTCGATTACCATAATGTTTTTAGCCATATAAATTTATTCCTATAAGTTAATGTTTATGTTTGGACTGCTTATGGGGCATGACCTTTTTTCTATGCGAAAAAGTAGTCACTTTTTAACACCTCCTCGATGTCAAGTTCCCCTTTGGTTGGAGGTAGTGGCACATCCGTTCCCTCCGTTAATGTTGTTACTGCGCTATCGTAGAGATTTTGCAGTACATCATGTTCTTTGTACATCTCCACAAACGCCTCTCTTAACTTATCGTTAAGTATTGGCATGTTTGGTGAGTGTGTTCCGTAGCTATCGTGTACCATTGCGAAATCAGTGATACCGCTCTCTACGCATTTTCCTACTGTAAAGGTTAAAGCCGCAGCATCTAATGAGTGTACAAGGTTAGGACTAGCCCCTGACGCTGCTTTGCGTGCATCTACGGAGTCATCTATTGGCTTAGAATAGTTAAGCCTAACTACTGATCCGTTAAGGTGTGTAGCTATCCTTAGTTTCCTTTGCTCATTATATGTCTGCCTTACCAGTAAGCCTGTTGGTGTGTGCCACTCAAACATCTTACCTTGTTTTGCATACAGCCTAGCGAGGTCTTTAACATAATCCATCACTGAGTGTGCTGAGACAATAACCTCATTGATTGCTTGCCATACAAAACCTGACAGATACATCGAAGGCTTAAAGAAATCATCATTCCAAGGGTTACGCCCCTTACACTTTTCTTCTAAAGCTTCTTTAATATACTCTGTACAAGCGTGTCGTGTACCTGAGTACGGCACAATCATCACTGGTCTCTTAGTTAACTTCCTGCATACACCTACATCAAGTAACTCTTTCGCCAACTGTGTGTCTTGTTGTTGTAACAACTCTGTTGCGCGTTTTGCTACGTCTGTGTAAATGTCCTGTGGTACTTCACTTGGTAGTAAGTTAACTGCCCTACCTCCCTCTTTGTCTCTGAGCATTGCTGAGAGGTGCTGTAAGCCATTGCACGAACCGTCACTAGCACAGGGTAGGTGCGTTTCGTAATGCTCCCCAAACTGCCTAGCGTTGCTGTACAATGCCCACTCGTAACACCATGCAAGTGCTTGCCAAGGTTTATCTGCTTCCTGCCACCATCTACGCCCACATCTCTCGATCTTCTAAACTTACCTTATCTACTCCAAATACATTAGCACCATGTATAGCCAACCATCTAGCTTCTTCGTCATTCGTGATAGTAGCTGGGTTAGCAAACTCTAATAGTGCTTTACTGTAGTCAGCGTTCTGTGGTGAAAGAAAAGACTCTACTGGATACTTACGTCCACGAAAGTCTAACTGCCATACATACCACATCTTCTCTCTATGTGCATACTCTTCTGCAAGTTGTATTGTACGTTCAACCTGTATGCGTTTAGACATAGATTTGTTATTGAAACTGTGAATCTTGTTACGCTCTCTTTTAAAATCCTTAAACTTTATTTTCTCTTCGTTATTAAGAAACTTTGGCTCTTTGCTAAAAGGGTATTTAGGTAGCGACAGGTTATCTTTAGGAGGTAACCCTTCCCAAGTCTGTCCACTGTCCCAACACTGCCTAATTGTCTGCGCGACAAACCCATTAATGCGCCAAGGTGTTTGCTGTATAGCGTTCACACAGGCATACTCGTGGGTAAGGTCGCACTGTTGTAGCTTATCTACGTAGTCCTGTACAATCTGCCTCATGCCCACACCCTCACAAATGGTAATTGATTAATATGTTCTGAGAAGTAACCGCCACCCCAGAAGTCATCCCAATCTTTAGGTTCAATAACGCATGGGCTATACCTTGGTAAGGCTACACTGTTTGTTTCGTTAAAAGCTTTTACCCACTCTTCAGTCTCTGGTGTTGGTACTACAAGGTAAGTGGTTTTCTTTTTCGTTATCTTTTTCTCTAATCTAACTATGCCTGTTTCTTTAATAATTAAATCAACCAACTTAAGACCTACGTGTATTCTATTCTCACTGCTCCAGTGTGGTATATCTAATCCATCAGCTTTTATTTTATGGTCAAGACCGTACCGCTTGTGGTCAAAACCTTTATCTGATTTCTTGTTAGCTAGTGTAAGCACATTGGTTGCTACTTCTTTATCTAACTCTAGCCACTTGTCTAACCTCATCTGTGTTTCTATTTGTATTCCTATAAACTTAGCTACACCTAAAAGCGTAGGCTTCTTGACCATGTTATCTACTAAAGATATTAAAGATAAGTAAGCCATCTGTCCTTCATCACAACCTTTGGTTAAATTCTTAAAGGCTGACTTTGTTATCATCTTGTGATTGTTGTACTCAACTATCGCATCCATTAGTGGTTCGACAATACCTTTGATGATGGTTCGCCCGTGCCTAGTCTTTGATCCTAAATCTTTAGATAATAAATCTTCTAAACTTTTATTGTAGCGGTGTATCCCTGACTGTACCATGCGGTACTCTAAGTCTATTTGATCATCCAATGTTGCCATCATTTACCTCTCTTACGCCACAATTCTGTGGAGTTGGTGGCTTTGCTAAAACTAACTACGTTAGCGGAGCAAAGGATTATGTAGATTGTGTTGTACATTCCAGTATATATATTAATCTTGTTACGGTGGCGTGATAAGGTTTCAAGGGCTTTTCAGTCCTCTGCTCTACCGACTGAGCTACCTAGGCATCTAGGTTTCGAGCCGTTTTTACAATCTATCTCACGCCACTTAAGCCACGTTACGCCACATTGCGCCACAGGCTATGCTTCGAGTAAATTAGACCCGCCAACCATAGTTGAAGTGTCCCATTTAGCATACTTAAGAGTTGTTGCAATATTTTTATGACCCATGTAACGCATGATGTTAGCAGTGTCCCAACCCTTCTCAGTAAGCCGTGTTGCCGTAGTATGTCTCCACGTATGCCAACACTTATTTGTTAGACCTAAGTTCTCACGAACCCTGTCCCAAGCAAACCGATGCCTATGTAATTCAGAGTTAAAAGTTTTACGTCTACGTAATATCTCTTCTACTCTTTTTGTTACAGGCATCAGCAGTGCTTCACCATTTTTCCTGTCTGGTATGTAAGCACCATACACTTGCGAACCATCTGCTCTGGTTTGCTGTAGCTTGATTAACTTATCGCCATCAACCTTCAACACCTCAGAAGCTCGCATACCTGTGTCTACTGCCACGATAGCATAGTCATGTAGGTAGTCTTCACCTAACCTCTCAAACTCGCTTAGAATGGCATTCTCTTCGTCCTTCGTAAAGTATTCAAGCCTCTCTCTGCCCTGCTCACTTTGACGTTTAAATTTAGGTACAGAAGTTAAAGCTCCTTCATCAACAGCATTGTCTAAACAACGCTTAAGACATGAGATATGTCTGTTTACTGTTGAAGGTGCATACCCTTGGTTCTCTCGCATCCACTTGATCCAGTCAAAGACTGTGGTAGTGCTGATACGATTGATGGGTGACTTCTCGCCCCAATACTTACAGACAATACTTTGAATAAACATCACTTGTCTCTCATTCTTAGTATTAGCCCAGTAGTTCTCATGGCAACGATCAAACGCAAAACGTAATGTCCACCCTGATGCCTTACCAGTCTCTCTGTTTACTTCCATAGCTGTAGGCATATTACCCTGAGCTATTTCTCGTTTCCACATTGCCTCCAGTAGTGAAGCATCTTCCTTAGTGGAGAGAGTTTTCCTGAAGCGTTTACCTTTATAAGTAACGTAAGCTTCCCACCCGCTACCTCTTTTAGTTACACTCATACTATGCCTCCTGTTAAGAATACTGCTACGCAACCAATCGCATAACAAGCACCGCAATATAACGCGCCTTCTAATAAAAAATTCATAGTCTTATCCTCCTCGCTAAGGCTCTGCCTCGCTTTGTTACCTCGATAAACTTCTCAATACGTCTATCGGGATTCTCGTATAGTTTTACTAAATCGTGATCTACTAGTACTCGTAAGTTTCTACTTGCACTAGCACTGGATGTATCCATGAAATCACCAACATCCATAACCCTCAGCGTTTCTGCATTAACAAAAGTACGTTGAGCGATAGTTACAAAAGCATACACTGTCTGTATATGCATCCACGGGTCAATCTTTCTGAACTCCGTTAGTATTCTTATGTGCTCTTTTAAGTCTCGACCAGACAATACACCCCCCTAACCAACTGACAATGAAGTCAGCTTTTGTTTTACATATCCTTGGTAGTTTGTACCATCCCCACAGGCACTTACCCAAAGATATTTCATAACGATAAAACTTTAATAGCATTATAACCCCTTTGTCAAGTTTCTACGGAAGCGTATGTAAGGTAAAAGGTTTTACTAGTCAACCAAATCGATTCAATTTGAATCACCTTTTTTACTTGACTTGGATTCAGGATTCACTTTTTCTGTGGGTAACTCTTTCTTCCCAA